AGTGTTGACGCCCGCTTTCGGGGCATGTTTCCAATGCAAATGCAATATATCGGAAGTCCATCCGTAACGATGAACCGCTATCCCATAGTACTGGCGCGAATAAATCGGCGTATGACGTGAAACAGAATGTCCGAAATTGCTTGACAGGCATTGGGTAAACAGGGTAAGCGGGCTGGTCGGGGGTAATACTTACCCCTCCCAGCCTACACCTAAGAAATACGAGACATTTTTTTATTTTTTAATTTAATCGCAGAATCGTCCGCGAAATGCGCAGGAGTGCGCAGGGGGACGCCCTTCGGGCGTCCCTGCGGCTCCGATCGTCGTCCTCCTCCGTCGGCCTCCTCACTCCGCCACAATGCAGGGTCGCCCGAAGGGCTACCCCTGCGGTTGGGCAGCAGCAGTGCGCGCGGGAGGCTCAGGCATCTTTGTAGTAGAGCTTGATAAACATCTCATTGAGTCTTCCGACTGTGTTGACGTCTTGTGGGGTTCCGTACCAATCATAACAGACTACACATATACGATAATCGTAGAACTTGACTTGGCCAGTTGAATTGCTCTCATATTGAACGTTCCCGTTCCTGCCGAATGCTTTGCCAGGGATCCACATGGATACGATCCTGGTTCCAATACCTGCACGGACGTCGCCGGCGATGTTCTGTACTGGTTCTCCTGTCACTGAAACAGCGGATGTAGTGGCATTGGAGGCACCAATGTTGAATATCTTTTGACGGACGATAGTAAATCGTTCTGTGTTAATTTGGTCAATCATTTTGTTACCTGTGTCACCTTTGTATAGGTTAGCACGGTTTGGGATGTCTCCTTTAGCACATCGTACGAGCATTAGCCGATAATATACTTTGGGACGGCTGATTGAATTCTCGAAGAATCCTTTGATTAGCATACCTTTAACAGTAATTTGATCTCCGATCCGTTGGCCTTCACCTGCAAGAGGATCAGCGGCACCTTGAGTAGTAATGAATGGATTTAAATCTCCTCCGCCTACCCGTTGTAGAATCACAACGTTGTTATGTGCGAAAGCAATATCAGGGGTTGTTTTGGGGGTGCTTTCCTTTGTTTCTATCATGCGATACATTTGGTTTACTTTCCTGGTTAGGGGCGTACGCCCTTTCTTCTTCTTAGCATACTTTTTGAATGAGACACGCCTAGGAGCTGGTCTAGATTTAGATTGAGAACGCTTACGCTTAGGCATTTTATTCACAGGGACAGAAGCCCTTAAATAGTAGGGAATGCTACTATATTTGTTACACGTCGAATGAACTCGTCTTGGTGCGTGAAGGCGGTGGCCAGGTTGTGAATCGTGCAGACCGACGTGATGTAGATACGTTTTGGTCGCCATCCAACGAAGCCTCCTTTGATAGGTACTTGGATATAATATCGATCAATCTCCATAAGAAGTTGAGTACTCGCAATGTTGTCGAGTTGCACGTTGTCGAAGAGGACTGCTTCTTGTCCTTCATAACCATCTTTCCATTTATATTTGTCGCCAGCAGGGACTGAATATATAGCAGGCTCTCGATCATGCACGCTACGGGTCTTGCCCGAACCCGGTGGGCCCCAGAAGTAGAAAACCTGGGGTGCTTCGCTTGCTGGGATTGCTTTGAGGCGTTTGGATATGACGTGATTTTGATACTCTTTGAGTCCGCCACGGTATTGGCAGTAGGTTGGGAAATACTTATCGTCCATAGCGATATCTAGGACCGAATTTCCGGATTCTATTTCATGTTTGTATTCGAGTAGGGAGTTTTTCACTCCTGGTTCATTTGGTTTGACACCATATTCTTGGAGTCTACCCTCTTTCGAACAGTATGCCTCGCTCACTACGAGAGCGCCTTTCATACTCTCAGTATGCACGGTCGGCCATTGTGTTCGGAGGGTAGTTGTACATTTTGACATTGAGATGGATTTCCATGCAGCTGCAAATCCTTGTAAGTGTTGACGCCCGCTTTCGGGGCATGTTTCCAATGCAAATGCAATATATCGGAAGTCCATCCGTAACGATGAACCGCTATCCCATAGTACTGGCGCGAATAAATCGGCGTATGACGTGAA